CACGTGTTGTCCCGTCGCCGTCTTTGTACCCGCCTATACCTCTTAGTCGGTTTTCATTAAGATTTACGAAAACCGCTGTAGACCAACCCGAAAATGTAATAAGAAAACTGCGATATAAACCCAATTCCGGTACAGTTATATCTCCTGAATCCCAGTTACCTGTCCACAGAGTTTTATTAAATCCTAAGTTTTTTCTTGCTGATGCCATAAGCTCGGAATCTGTTGCACCTGTTGCGCCTGTACCACCCCTTTCAACCGGGATCGTCTGGGTCATTAAATCTTGAAAAGCGGCATCAACTAAGGCGTTATCCTCAGTAAACTGTGTTGTGTTTAGCGGGTCTTGCGGTGCCCATTGATTAAGTCCTAATGTTGTTGTGTTTGGTGTTTGCATTTTTTATTCCTCCACTCTTATTATGTTGTCAAATTTTTCTGCTGTGTATAATTTTATATCAAAACTTTGTGCTGTGAAATTTTGAGCATTAAAATACTCGGCTGTGTACCCTATAGGTAATCTTCCAATAGTCGCCCAACCCTTAGGTAATCGGATTTGAATATTATCATTATTAACCCTTACGCCGTGTACTCCGTTGATACTGTCGTCAGATACATTTGTTCGTTCGTGGGTATCAATTTTGTTAAACAGGTTCGCCGCTTGATTTTCGTCTAACGTGTTTCGTAAATCAGCAAACCAGTCATTAAAAGTTGTTTCGCTATCAGTAATAAAGGCGTTATACCACAAAGCATAGATTCTACTGTTTTCATCTTTAAATGCTGAAAACCAGTCATCGAAATTCGCAGATGCCGTGACTTTAAACATCTCTATCCATTGCACAAATGCATTAGCTTTATTCTCGGCATCTATTTTTAACGCAGAAAACCAACCAAACCACTCATCGTAGAGTTGCTGTGTAGGTATTCCTGTTACTCCGTCTCTCATTATTCCGCAGTAGGTTTCATTAAGTCGTAAATCCGATATGTCACCTTGTATTATCTCTGTTGCTCCTGCTCTAACCATCACAGCAGCGACAAAAATTTCATCGTAATCAAGATTTCTGATTGGTGCAGGTATTACAGGGGGTTGTGGTGAGTAACTTCCCTTTTTTAATATCAATTCGCCCAAATTTCGATTTTTGTCTAATCTTATACAGACAAGGTCAATACGGGTCAAAGCACCGTCCGCCGTATCAATTGTTAACACTTGGGGATTAGATTCAAAAGCACTGACCCCCCAATAAGTATCAGCTTTGAGCCATGCAATTCCGGGGTTCACAGTGACAGTCATATCTCCGTTGGCAGATACTAAAAAATGACTGCCTCCTGAAAATACTCCTCGTGTTCTTGTCCCGCACCATGCACCCAACGCTGACGCTTCATATTCGGTGTTATCCAGTGGAAATAAAATCATACTATATCCTCCGTTGTATCCTTTTGTGATGATGGATTCCATATTCCTGCTATTTTATCTTTAGCTGAATAATCCAACGAAGCCACAATCGGTATTGTTCGAGTTTTGCAGTCTGCACATTGCGCAAGTACTGTTTCTCTTGCACCCTGTGTATCAACAACAAAATCTGTTTTTCCCCCACAATGCGGGCAATTATTTAACTGTGCCATTTTTAGTCTCCTATTAATTCAAATTCACTTAGTGTTGCCACTATTCGGTTACCTTCTCTTTCATAAATCCTGTTTACTGAAGAAATGCGAGCATTAGCAAATATTCCATATTCAGGTAACTTTATCGGTATACGGTCACCGAGAAAATAATCTGCACCATACATAATGTTATTTTGTGTAATATCGCATAAGATAGAAAAAGTTTTAAGGTGTTCTGCTAACTTTTCATGTCCTCGCGCGTCAAGCATTGCGTTATATTCTGCTTCGGTGTAAAAATGTTGTTCGTAGGTATATATTGGATTTCCATTTTCGTCATACTCTCCGGTAGGGGTGGCAACTTGATATTCACGCTGCAAATCTCGTGCATCAACATATAATTCACGGCGATTTTCCCCGCTGTTGTTACCAAGTGATACAATCCGCACAGCTCTGTCTGCGCCCTCTCCTGCACCCGCTACTACAGCAACATTCTTGTAATCTGTTGTGCCTTTGGTGACAGTTACCCGCTCAATGCTGTCAACGTCAGTGCCAAAATACCCCACATAGTTCACCGATGTATCATTTGTTCGGTCTGTGCCTCTATATACCTTAAATGTTTCCGCACCTGTTACAGGGTTAAAAACAACCTTAAAACCGAGTCCCGATACTTCTGCAAGCCTTATCATCGCATCAAGTACAGAGTTCCACGTCATCTCAGTTTTCAATGTTTCTGTATAACCTTGAGATACAGCAATAGCAATCGGCAGTCCTCGTTGATTTTGAGTGTATATCTCATACATTCCCGATTCCACATTTGTGACGTTTACCGTAGCCATAACTACACGGTCAGAAAGTAGCTCAGATGTTATATCACCTCTTATCGTAATAATATTCTCACTCTCCAGCTGTTCTATATCTATATGGCTAATTCTTGCAACAACATCGGTATCGGGATTATATATTCTGTTCCCGTCGATAAGCATTGCAAGATTATTCGATGTAACCTGTGCAACAATCTTAATTTCACCGGGATATTGATAACTCTCTAACCATTGAATGGAATCCTCATGCTGTAATATGCCTATTCGTTCCCTGTCAGCGTTATATATAACAAAATTACGCACCTGATTTTACCCCCTTTGGAGCTTCAATTCTTGCCCCTAATCCCTCACGGTTGTTATCCGCATCAATGCGCAGTAAATTAGCCCCTGGTAATAAGGACACCGATAAATCACTGTCAACAGACAAATATCTAAATCCGTTTGTAATTTCGCCCCCCGCACTAATACAGGTAACGCCCTTTTGTCCATATACTGTTGAGACCACTACTCTTTCCCCGGCAACCATAGATTTTAAGATTTTAATTCTTTGTCCTGTGTCTACATGATATAATTCGGGATTTGCCAAAGCACTTCTTGCCGTAAAGACAAGCCTAAACCCTATAGGTACATTACCGCTGTTTTCTATGCTGTGAAAAAAACTGTCTGAAAACCTCGACACCCACCAAAAACCGCCTGTATAAAAAGGAAAACGGAACATTGCAACGATACCCGAAATCTGTGTTGCATAAGATTCCGTTGTCCGCCAATACGGATATTCAGCATACAGCCTTGTTTGAAAGTGCTGCACTCCGTTTCCATCTGTAAATTCGGGTGTTTTTTCAGGAACCACATCTAAATACCACGATTCACCATTTTGTTCAATTGTAAGAGTTGCGTAAATCTGTGGTGCAATAATATCTAATATTTTCTCACGATTGATTCCTATGGGCTCAAAGACAGCACCATTTAAAGTAAATGAGCGGGGACGCACACTTTGTGCAGTAATACTTGACCCAATTTGCATAGTACTTCGACTTTCGGCTATATCTATCTCAACACTGCTCAATCCGTCAACTTCCATAATCCAAAGAGGAGAATTATATTTGAACTCAAGCTTTCCAATTGCGTTCTCGTAGATAAACATTGTATTTTCGTTCATTTATAACCCCTCCTTATGGTAATTGAAATTGCTGACGGCGTAGCATATCTTGACCCTCACGAGTCATCTCTGACGGCGATAACGGTTTAGGTGTTGTAATGTTTTGTATAAGCTGTGTTGAATAGTTAGTACCGTTGCTTCCGGCATAAACAAGTCTTGTGTCCAAAACTTCACTTTTAATATGTCCTACATCTGCCATTGCACGCATTTTTTCAACAAAGTCTAAACTGATTTCAGGATCTATCTCAAATCTTTCTGATATACCGTCCGCAATTGTTTCAGCTTTGCGATACAACATGCCTGACATACCGTCCATACCTTCATATATACCAAGCATTACATTCCCGAAAAGTTTTATCATTACTCGTGACGGTGAATGTACGTCTAAAGCTTTTGCCATTGTTGATGCTATGTTTGTAGCTATGTTATTCGCTTTTGTGTATAGCGATTGTGCGTTATTACTCATAGCAACGGATATACCACTCATCATTTGATTTGCAATGTTTCGGGCACCCTCAATCATAGGACGGAAACCATCAGCGGTACTATTAGCAACACTTGTGGCAGAAGCTTTAATCCTTGATGTGCTGCCACTTATTGCGCTGTTAACACCGTTCATCATCAATGCCGCTTGTGCTTTAACGTTTGTTGCTCCTGTCTTAAGGGCGGTTGTAATATCTGACATCATCTGTGTTGCATAAGTCTTAGCTGTTGTTGTACCGCTTTTGATTTCCGTGTTTACATCAGTCATCATTTTAGTAACACTGGATTTAACTGTTATTGCACCATTAATAACTGCCATATTTATCGTAGTCATCATTTGGCTTATGGTTGTCCCTGCTTGTGTTTTTGTTTTAGCTAACCCGCTTTCAATATCGGTTCCCATGCTCGATATGGTAGATTTAACGGTTGTCGCTCCGCTTTGAATTTTGCTGTTAATGCTTGTCATCATCTGTGATATTAAATTGACTGCACGAGTTTTGGCATCATTAATTCCCGTTGTTATGCCGTTTCCTATCCCTGCAATTGATGATTTTATTGTTCCTGCTTTTGTGGTAATAGATGAATTAATACTTGTCATCATTTGCGTAGCCGATGTAACAGCCTTGTTTTTCATTTGCATCATCGCAGTAATAACAACGCTTCCGATACTTTCTACGGCAGCCGTAACTTTATTTGAGCCATTTTGAATTGCTCCTGAAATCCCATCAGTGATGGAACTACCAAGTGAGCTGAAATTGACACTTTCGGCACTCACTTTAGCATCTTCAACACTTTGTGTAACTGCGATTTCTAATTCTGTATTTCCACTTACCATTTGAGCGGATTCGTTTAAAGCTTCCGAAGCAGCACCAACAAAAGCAGGGTCGTTCATGTTTTGTGAGGCGTGTGTCATAGCATCTTTTGTGATTGCATTGATTTCTTCATCAAAAGCTTTTAGTCCCTCGCCGCCATTTGCACGCATTTCATTTATTGCAGACAGTGCACCGGGTCCCAGTTTTTCAAGCTCCGCAAGAGTTTCAGCCGATACTTGTCCGCTGATTTCTGACATTGCCACTCGCCACTCGTTATACCGTTCACGATTAGCACGCAACACGTTAATCATTTCTTGTCCTGACATTTCATACTCTTTGGGAATTTCTTTAAATGAGTTTATTGTACTGTCAACATGACCCTTTACAGCCGTTTTGTATTCCTCTAAGGCTTTTTCCTGCTCTTTGACAAAATCATCGAATTCACCGCCCATAGCGTCCCATGTCTGTATTATCTCATCAGCAGATACACCCCAACGCTCAGCAATTTCATAAACAGTCTCGCCGTTTTTGGTTATGGCATTTTCCATTTTTGCGTAGTCACTTACAATAGATTCAGCCATTTCAGTATTGGAATTTTCTTGTTTTTCATTAATGATTTCAATTCTTGCGGCATTGTCATCTATCGTTTGTAAATAGCCTCTCTCTGCTTCATCTAACTCCGCAAGCAGTTTCTTTCGATCTTCTCCCACAACGGTGATACTGTGTAGCAATTCCCATCTTTTTGCTTCGATAACGGCAAGTTCTTCCTGCGCACGAACCTGTTCATTTATCAATTCATTGTAGCGACCCGCCCACGCATTAGCTTCAGCCAGTTCTAATCTTGCATCTACCAATTGCTCCAACTGGCTGAGACTGACCTCTTGCCCTGTGTTTATATTGCGAATTGCGCCGCTTTCTTCATCATAAGCGACATTAAGACCGTCAACACTTGAATTGAGCATTGCAACAGTATTTCGCATTTCACGGTGACTGGCATCTGTCTTTTCAGTGTTAGCCTGCAAATTTTTGAGTTCACCGACCAAATCTTTTGAAGCTTTTGCGTTAGCTGTCATAGTTTTGGAAGTATCTTCATATTCTTTTGCGCTTTCTTCTGCAGCTTCGGACAAAGCTTTCTGTGCCTCTGTCAGTTCTTCGACTTCTTTCTTTTGCTTTCTGTATTCTTCTGAACCACGAGTAAATGCGATAATAAGTGCTGCAATTATCGCTATTAGGGCTACAATCCCAGCAACTATTAATCCGACAGGGTTAGCAGACACAGCCGCATTCCATAACCACTGAGCGGCAGTCGCAAGAGATATTTTCCCTGTGAGCAAACTTACTATAGTACCTTTAGCAGTCGCTGCTCCTGCACTACCAAGTACAGCCTTGGTTTCTGCTGCTGTGGCAACTGTGCCCGCCGCTGTTATCAAGTTACCTTTTTTATCAATGGTCATTCCCGCCGTTTTAGCGGCAGTCCTCACTAATTCAGCTCTTGTCTCGTTTTGTAATGCGAAAGCAAGAGCGGTTTTAATAGCTATGTTATGTGTGTCCGTTGCGCCGACTGCAATGGCGATAGCATTCGCCGCTTTTGCTGTTGCTTGCATTGCTTTAAAACCGTCAGCTACCCCTTTTATCGCCGCCCCAATTTTCCAAGCTGTTACGGCTGTGCCCATACCTACTAATAAGGGTATTAACACATCAATATTTCTTGCAACAACTTCAAATGAACCCGAAGCCCCAATTAGAACACTCCTAATTGTATTACCTGTACTGGTTATGATATTTTCAATGCTTTTAAAGCGTGTTTGAGAAAAACCCTTGTCTATACTCCCGATTATTGCTGTAACACCTGCCGCAATTCGAGTTCTCATGTTGGTAAAAGCTGTACCGATACCGCCAGTAGATTTTTTTGCCATATCAGCAAAACCGCCAACCCCTTTATCTAACTGGATAATTCTTTCATTAAACTCTTTAAAGGTTATCTTGCCGTCTCTGAGTGCTCCGTACAAGTCCAATTGTGCTGAATCTCCTGCAAAACCAAAAGATTCTGCTGTCTGTCTTAAAGCAAA